CTACGGTATGGTATAGTCGTCAGGTGTTTCTGTCTCAATCGGTTGAGCCTCAACTTGGGCGGCTTCCGCCGCTTCGGCTTCAGTATGGTTCTCAGGCTCGTCTATTACAAGCTCGTAATCTTTGATTCTCTTTAGGGCGTCTACGGAAGACAAACCCTCGGTAATTCCAAGGATTGGCTCCTCCCAACGCTGGATTGTGTGGTCAAGACCTTCAAGCTCCTCATTAAGAGCGAGCATCTTGTGATAGACTGACTCTCTTTTTCTTCTCAGCGCTGAAGTCCTCTGCGCCACAGCCTTGATGTCGGCCACTTCAAACCTTGTAAGTTTCTTAATCATGATTTTTTTTGTGTTTGATTGATTTGTTATTGTTTTTCCTCGGCTGCAAAGCCGTCGTTGCATTCGTTTTCAGGTATAGCCTCTACCGTCGAGGCTACAACCTTGCAGTATACTTTCTCAATATTTTCCTCATCGATATACGTCTCCATCTTAAGTCTTCCTATGACATGTATTTTACATCCTTTCGATATGGCGTTAAAATCGATGTCTTTACGTCCTTCTAAAGCCGTCACGTTATGCCACGTTGTCTCAACTATTGGGATTCCGTCGTAATCCTTATATGTAAAGCATGTACACACGCTGAAATTGGCTACTCGCTTATTGTCGATTCCTATTCTTGTAGTCCTTACGTTTCCTATAGTTCCGATAAGCTCGATTCTATTAAGTTGATGTGTAATCATCATATGAATATCTTTGACATATCGACTGTAAGGTTGCCGTTCTCATCTGATGAGGCAACTTCAAACTTTTTACCTCTGAGGTGTACAGGTCTTGCCTCCCTCACGGTATTGTCACCACCCTCGAAAGTGATGTAGGTCTTGTTTTTCTCACGGTATACCATACCGACAGCATCCGCCTCACCGCAAAGGATGTCACCAACCTTACCGACAAGATTGAGGGAATACTCTGTCATCTCCTGGCTGTTCTTCTGAATCTGCTTATCCTTCACGTGCGCGACAAGTATAAGCGTCTCGCAAAGAGGCTTAAACATATTCACAAGATTCATAATCGCCTGTCTTAAATATAAATAACCCGAACCATTAGGTAGAGTGCGCACGTCCGCCTTCGGGTCGAATACAATCCTGTTTGTCTTCGGGTCTTTCACTGGTTTTCCGTTGGCATCAAGTTTTGGCATCCATGACGCTCCCATAGGGGTGGCTCTATAGAGTTGCGCTGCATACGAAAGGCTTAACTCTTCAAGGCGTGTCGCGTTGTCTATTGTAATGAACTTATACGGCTGCCTGCCAATCTCCTCAGTCTTAGCCTTTACAGCTTTTGCTATCTCGAACATATC